CTTTCATCTGAGAAAGTTCTTTTTGTCCAAAGTTTTCATATCCACCTTTTTGTTTCCACTTTCTCATTAGTTCTTTTTTAACTTTTGAGATTGCTGAACGAACTTGTGATGGGTTCATTGCTTCGTTTACTGATTCACCAAACATTTTGATAATTTTCTTTTGAACAGGATTGTTTGGCCTACCAGCAAGAGCAGAAACTAATTCCATTCTTTGAGGCAATCCACCCTTCTCAACATATTTAAGAAGTTTAGTAATATTCAATCCATGTTTAGACACAAAATCTTTAACTGCCTCAGGTCTTGTACCTGTGAAGTATGCAATCTTTTTAGTTTGTGGTTCAATATCTTCGTTTACTGATTCATTTGTTAGTGTGTATCCTTGTTTTACAAGTGAACCAACAAAATCACTTAAATCTTTTTTGTTGTTAAAGATTTTTATATCAAAGAAATCACTACCATCTTTGTGTTTCTTTTTTCCATCGTGGTAAGAGATAGTATATTTTGCTTTACCAATACCATCTTGTCTTTTGAATCTTTTTTGTCCCTCGGTTACTGATTCACCAAACATCTTAATCATTTTCTTTTGAATAGGATTACCTGGTTTTCCAGCAATTGCAGTTACCAAGTCCATCCTATCAGAAAGTTTTCCTTTTTCTATAAATCTAAAAAGTTTTTTGGAGTTGAGTTTATTTGTATCAATAAAGTTTTGAACGGCATCACCTCGTGTTCCAGTAAATGCAGCAATTCCCATTGCCTCTTTACTTGCGGCCTCGGTAATATTATCTACATCATTATCAACAAGTGAATATCCTAATTGAGTTGCATTCTTTTTTCTTCTTTCTTTATCAGATTTACGAGAAAAAGCATGAGGAGTTTGATAACCATCGACATTACCTGTCACATTGGCTTCTTCTAACTCCTTTTCAACTTCTTGAACAAGTTCTTCGATGTATGATTTAAGAGATTCTTTTTTTAACATTCTTTATCTCCTTTATAAGTTCGTATGCTAACATTAATGAAGAAACTTGTTCATCAGTAACTTTTTTACCAATTTTTTGTGATTTCAAAACATTAATAGTTTCTTTCAATTTAATTTTTGTAATCTTATCTTCCATTTTTGTATAGATGGAATGCAATTCAGTTACAACTGATTTTAATTGAGCTGTGTAGTAATCACCAAACTTGGATGTATTAGTTACATTATTAATGTATTCTCTTAAAAGAGATTTTTGGTCATCATTTAAGTTTGTATATTTTTTGTTAAAGGTCTCAACAAGAATTTTATAAGTAAGTAATCTTAAATCTTTTTCTTGTTTTTTATATTCTTCAACAAGTTTATCTTCTTTTTGTTTTAAAGTAGGAGTTGATGTTGATATGTGTTCAACGATTGTGAGTTTAGAATCGAATATATCTTTTATATCTGAAATATCAGATTTTTTTGCTTCAAACAATTTATGAATAGAAGCTAAAACACGATAATTAGTTACCGGTGAAGTTAAAAAAGTATCAATTTCAAAGTTTTCTTTGATTGATTTTACTAAATTATATTTTTCTTTAATTAACTTTTGTTCGTCAAGTTTTGTTCTTGCATCTAAAATTGCATCAATAAACTTTTCAGCCTTTGATTCCGTATTATACTTTTCTTCTATTAAAAGTTTGTATAATCTAAGTTCCTTAGACAACTCTGTTCCATTGCCAAAGAATTCGGCCACAATTTTTTTAGCCTTTTCTTGAGAGTTATTTAAAATCTCTAAAGTTATTTGACGGGTCAATAGTTCGAATAGAAAACCCGTATTTTTGAACTTTGAATGTTTTATTTTTTTCATATTTACTCAAATCCTTATTTTGATATACTCTAAAACTCTTATATAAATATAAATATTTTTATGTTTGTTTAATTTTATTCGTTTTCAAGGATATTAGATTCATCTAACATACCTTTTGTTTCGTGTAAAAACTTCCTTTTTGCAGAAATACCATTAATCATTTTTAATGCTTTTTGTTCTGAAGTTCGATGTTTTAGAGCATTGTGATTTTCCTTATCTCCAAGGGGGTCTCTACCAAATGGTGATTTATCTTTACCATAAGTATTACCTTCAGGTGGTCTACCTCCTTTATCTTTAGTAGATTCTAATTCACTTTTAATATTATTAAGTGATTCTTCAACATCTTCAGGTTCATCTTGAATAGCAGGGTCATTACCTTGGTCTTCAATAGAACGATATCTGAATCTATCCTTAATATCATTAATGATTTTAACTCGTTGAACATCTTGTTCACCATCTGCCATTTTAAAGATGTTTTCGTAAACCCAATCTTTAGATAACATATTTAAACCAGCAATATCTTGTGCTAATCTAACTTTTTCTGACCAAAGGTTTACTCGTTCTTGTTCGTAAATTGTAGATGGGTTAATCAAGTTCAATTCAAAATTTGTCATTTCAACATCCTGAATTCCTTGTGAGTATAAGTGAACAATCGCGATCTTAGATAATTCTGATATAATTGTTCTTTGGATTCTTTCGATTGTTCTTGCGAATCTTACATCTTCTGCAGCAAGAGTTGCTTTACCATTTACATTCTCATCATATCCCAAATATGCTTTTGGAATTTTTAGAGCAGCAAATAATTTGTTTTTTAAATACTGAATATCTTCAGTTGCAGCATAATCTAAACCTGAAATGTTTTCAATTGAAGTTCCACTATCTCCACCACGAACTGGTAAGAAGAAATCTTCGGTTAGATTTTGCATATTATATTTTAAGTTATACTCACCACTATTCTTATCAATAAAAGGAACTTTCTTCATTTTATTAATAATTCGTTGCATGTAATTATCAACTTCTTGTGGTGGAATATTACCAATATCAATTTTGAAAACTCTCTTTTCAGGTGCTCTCATGATTCTATGAATCAACATAGCATCTTCCATAAGAGATAATTGTTTCCACAATCTTCTACCATTCTCTATCATAGATTTACCATAAGGTAACCAGTTGGTATCTGATAATAATCTGAAATGTGCCATTTCAAAGTTATCATATTCCATTTTACCATTTGGGTCTTCAGTAACTCTAAATTTAACTGAGTTCGGATTCATTGGGTCCATCATTTCCAATCGTTCGGTATTATAAACTGAATGTGGGGTAACATTCACAATACCTTTACCTTCTGCAATTTCTAAACCTAAAAAGAAATCACCATACTTACACATATTTCTTACCCAAGGCCATAAGTTGAACTCGATGTTAAGAATATCGTAAAATAAGTTATCTAATGATTCTTGAACTCGGTTGTTATCAGAACGAACTGATAGAATTGTTCCGAATTCATTTTTAAGTGTAGATTCATCAGCATAGATATCTAATGCAGATGCAATAATTGGGTCTTGGTCCATTGCATCGTAATCACGAAAAACTTCTCTACGAACTTGTTGGTACGCCATTGATTGAGCACCACCTGCTTGTTCGTAAAAGGATTTCTGCAACTTAGTGTATCTATCCCTTAACGATGATAAGTTCGTTTGTTGTCTTTCATCAGTATCAACTACCCTTCTTCTACCCTTATCATCGACAGTAACAATTGCCTTTGCTGAAAAGAGTTTGGATAATCTACCAAAAAATGAAGTATCTGCCATTTGTTTCCTAATTTATATTATAACCTTTATTATTTTTTCTTTACCACTTTCTACAACTCCAATACCTTGCCATGTGTCTTGGTCCTGGATTATCACAATTGTGTCTTGCTCTAAAAGATGCTCTTCTTTCAGGATTGTTCTTTTTAATGTTCATCCCTTTTGCACCGAAGTTTACTTTTACAACATTTCCTTGTGGATTTTTTACATATACCTTGAATTTCTTAACATCACCTTGCATCGGTTTGCCAAGTTTTACTTCTCTACCTTGGTATTCTGCTTCTCTAATAGATTTAGATTCATTCATTTCTGAAGTGTATGATTTTAAGAAATCTAAAAACTCCTCTTCATCATCTTCTTCAACATCCAACTCATCGTAATCTAATAGATTCCATTCAGGTTGGTCAGTTTTATCATCAGGTACTCTACCCGGCGAATATCTATCTAAATCATCTTCTTTAAGTAAGTTTGTTAATTTTATCATAGTAGTTTCCCCCATACAATATAAATATATAGTTATTTAATTAACCAAGTTAAATCTTCATCGGAATCACCAACCTTCATTGACCAAGGATTGGAATCCATAGAAGAATTGCCCCCGAAACCATCTAATGTAAATGAATGCTGTTGGATTCCGCCAAGAGTTCTTTTAGTTAAATCCACACCTTCTTGTCTTAATCTTAAAGCAGTATCCCTAACCCATAAAGCAATTCCTAATGACATTATAAGGTCATCATTATAACCTCTCATTGCTTCTGCACGATTACCATTCCAAATAAAAGTAAATAATTCTTCAATACAACGATTGGAACGAATTGTTACTTCTTTTTCTCTGATATATTGTTCTAATTTAGAAATGATTAGAGGTCTTGTTTTCATTGTTGTGGAGAATCCTGCAACCATACCTCTTTCTTCTGCACGATAACGATTGTGTAACTGATGTTCTACATCTACATATTTTAAATCTTTACTCATGTAGAATAAGTTTCGATATCCCCTATCAATTACTTGTTGAATTACTGCCCAACCAATGTTAGCGTTTTCAATTACAAGTAATGCCTCATTATATTCGGTTGCAAGAGCCACAAGGAAATTACCAAAATCTTTGGTATCCATTTTTCCTTTGTATTCCGCTACTTGTGTTGCTGTTTCCACATCAAACACATGACACGCCGAGTAATCTCCACCATCGCCTCGGGCAACGTCAGCAACTACCATATATCCTTTTTGGTAATTTGGATATTCCCATTTCCAAAGGTTGTGGTCAACCCAAGTTTTTTCCAATGGTTCTTGAACATAAGTTTCTTTATAGAACATAAGAAGTTGTGGGTCAATTACGGTATCACCTGAAGAAACGAAATCACAATCACATTCTTGTGCTGCACCCTTTGGTCCTAATAGAACTTCTTGTTCATCTCTCCAACTTTGGTTTCGTTCAGGATGAACTGACCAATGTAATCGAATTGTGTTGAATGCGTTACTACCATCTTCTGCACCTACCCATGTTCTATGAAAGAAATTACCCACACCATTTGGAGTAGATAAGATAATAGAATTACCACCGGTAGATAGGGTTGATTGTGCGGATATCCAAATTTCTTCAATGTTATCAATGAAGGCTGCCTCATCAAATACAAGTAAGGATAGGGCTTCAGAACGTCCTGCATCACCTGAAGATGATGTTGCTTTAATTTGAGAACCATTTGCATATCGTAAGGATAGTTTATTGTCCTCTACTGTGGTTTGTTTTAACCACGAGGGTAAGTATTGGTTCATAACTCGAACCTTCGTTACAAGGTTCTTAGCAACCTCCTGTTTGGTTGCAATTACCAACACATTGAAATCTTGGTTGAATAACATTTTCCAAAGTGAAAATCCTGCAACCAAAGTTGATATACCCGTTTGACGGGATTTTAAAACAATATTAAAACGATGGTCTTTAAATTCAGTAAGAGTTCTCTCTTGGAAATTATATAAATGAAATGGAATTTTACCTCGAACCGGATGTTGAATCATACAATACTTCTTCATGAAGTGTATGGGGTCTGAAGCACATTTCTGATACTCTAATTTTATTATATCTTTTAATGTTGCCATTCATTTATTATTTTACAAGTAATACTCCGGTTGCAACTAAACCAACATAAGTCCCAACTTTATATAAGAAAGTTTTTCTTCTCTCTGCTTTTATTTCTTTTAGTAAAGATTCAGATTTTTCTCTTTCTAATTTAAATTGTTCTTCTTTTTGTTTTATAATATAATCTAAATTTGTAATTTTAGAATTAAGAGTATAAATAATAGTATCCTTTAACGCAATTTTTTCATTGGTTAAAATAATAACTTTTTGTAATTCTTCCAATTCTATAATTGCACCATCACCTTTTAGTAAATCCTTTATTACTAATTTAGCGGTTGGAACTTTTAGAGGAACTATCGTGTCCGCTTGAATCGGATTCTGATTCGTAACGGTCTGTGAAAAACTTGAGTAAGTCACTAAAACTAAACTCATTAACAGCATTAACTTTTTCATTTGTTTCTACCTTTATGTTTTTAATGTTTGCTTGAACCCTATCAATATTATTATCCAATATGGTAACTTCCCCATGGATTTTATTAATATGTTCATCTAATTCTTTATTAACAATCATAACTGAATCAATATCGTTTTGTATTGAATCGATTTTGTGATTGTAAGATTCTACATCGGTTCTTAATTGTTTCGTAAAAAATATGTTATAACCAACCAAACATATTAATACAAACAATAGAAGTGAGGATATTCTATCCTTTTTCATAAACAACTCCTTTTACTATTTTTATTATAAATAGTGTTCTAATTTGTGTTCACATATAACTTCAAATGCTTGATTTCTTTTTTCAACAATACCTTCTATTTCTTTTTCACCGTTATCAATCATTTCTTGCATCTCGGCCGTCATCTCATCGATGGGTTTTGGTAAACTCCACTTTTCGATTGTACCATCTTCGTTTACAAACTCGTAATAAGGTTTTAATTCGGTTAAAGAGTGTTTTAATTCATCTAATTTAATTTTACCTTCTACAATCATACGAGTATAGATTCTAAAATCTTCATACTCTCTCCAAATTCCTGCAGTTCTGAAATTGTGTTCAATATCTGCAATACAATTGATGCAATAACCAGTTTTTTTGATTAACTTTACATCATTTTCAGTTTTTTTGATTTTTTTACAACTTGGGTTACTACATTCCTTCTTATCGGATAGGTATTTTCTAATTTCCTGAAGTGCCTCGTGGTTTTTACCCGTTTTTATAACATATCCTTGTTTTTGTTCGTAACGATAGAACTCATCTTCCCAAATATCACCAACATTGTGATTTTCTTTTGCTTTAGTCCATCCAATTTGAGTATTTTTATCATACTCACCGGTTTTAATCATATCAACCAACTTTCTACGAGTTGGGTGCATATACTTTCTTTGAAATTCCTTACCCATTGTTATATATTAGGTTATATTATTGTATATAAATATATACAAACTAAATTATGAGTAAAAAATTCCTAAAAGTTGGTTTAGAGATGCAAAAGCACCGGTTAATTTGAAAGTATTTCCATTATATACAAAAACAATACCTTCATTTGGTACAATTTTATCAGGACCACCAATTGCTTGTAATCTTCTTAACTCTAATTTCAATTTTTCAATCTTTTTAGGGTCTCCTGATTTCTGAACATCTTTAATTGTTTGGTCTAATCTCTTTTTCATATCCCTAATTGCAGAATCAGGGTTTACTGTCAATACCGATGATGTAAATTGTAAAACTTCTGCACCAACTCCCAAGAAAATATCCTCAAATTTCATCAAATTTTGTTTTGTGATTTTTGCTTGGTCTTCTTTATCAGTTTTTAGTGCCCAATTTAACACTTTCTCATCAGTTATGTTTTTATTATCTATTCTAAATCCTTTATCACCAAATGCCCATCTCTTAACTAACCCCATTTTGGTTTTATTATCCAAAGATGATGGTGATTTCTTATCTACAAAGTTACTCCACCATGCTTGATGGTATTCTGCAACCCCATCAGTATCCTTTAAACCGAATTCTGATTGTAATTTAGAAATTTGTGAAATGAATTTTGGTTTTTGTGATGATAATTCTTGTTTTTTAGGTAAAGAAAGTACAGGTGGACCTTGAATTGTGTAACTATCTTGAACATTTTTGTTCACTTGTTTAATCATACCTGCCAAAATTCTTGCTGCTCCTTGATTTTCACCAATTGCCTCACCTGCTTCGTTGTATTCCATCGTTCCATGAAACACTAATAGTGCTTGACCGTAAGGAATTACATTGACTGATGTTGGATAAATCACTTCAAGGTTCATGAAACATGCACCATCCTTAAAAATCTTCTGTCTTTGAGGTTCAGAAAGTGATTTTATAGCAGATGTAAGGTCTTTCATTGCAAAATTATACGCTTTTTCCAATTCTCCTCTACCACTAAACTTATCTGCAACACCTTTTATATCTAATGCATTTGCACCTTTGTTTTTCAAGTGTCCTTTATTACGAGCTGCAACTAATCTTCCACCTACCCATGAGATTGCAAGTGCCTGTCCATCGGTTTTTTCTCTTGCAAGTTCTAATTTTCCATCTAATGCACGATTAACAATATCTTTTAGTTGTCCAAAAGTTAAATTGATTTCAGTATCAAAAGGGTGATTCATGTGTCCATACGCACCACCTTCTTTAAGAAGAACTTCGTTTAATATTTTTTGTAATCGTATCATTTTATTTACCTTATTTTTTTAAACTTCTTTTTTGAAGAACCAATTGATTGATTTTAGAAAATAAATCTGCAATATCTTTATCTAACTTCTTTTCATCTGCACTCATTGGAGATTCAATATCCATATTAGAATAAAGTTTTTTCTTTTTTGCAACCAACACATCTACTTGTTTAAGTAAATCATTTTTTACTTTATCCAAATCTTTAATAATATCTTGTGAACTTGCCTCTTTAATTTCATAAGTTTTTTTATGAATTGCATCAAGTTGTTTTCTCAAACTTTTCATTTCCTTTTCATGATTATCCATCCACTCTTGGTCAGGATATCCATGAGGAGCGAGTTCTTCTATTGTAGCAAGTTTATCATAGTATTTAGGGTCTTCAAATAAGTGGTCTTTTGCAATTTCATAAGCCACATTAATATCTGAAGTGTGTTCCATTTCTACTTTAACACCCTTCTCTGCTTGGTTCTTTAATTCTTCAAAAGAAACTTCGTGTTTATCAGCAATATCTCTTAAAGTCATTCCCTTTGATAATCCACCTGGTATTTCTTCTCCTTCAAATGCAAAAGTTGGTGATGATGTTTTAAAATCATCTTTTCTCATTACCGTTTTTGCAATGATTTGATTTGCAGTTTTTACAAATGGAATGTTAATATCGTATCGTTTATCCTTAACAACAATTTGCTTATATTTCTCCAAGAAATCTTTAAATTGTTTTTTGTGTCTTGATAATCTTTTAAAGAATCCAGTTAATTCTGCATCAGATATTTCTTTACCATTTCTTGGGTCATTTAATCTATCAAAGAAATGATTACTAAATTCAATATCTTCTGGTGATAATTGTTTTTCTGCATATCTCTCAACTGATTTTAATTGAGACATACTCATTTCATTTGTTGGAACATTAAAAGTTAAATTACTTGGATATTGTTTTTGTTGTTTAAATCTATCCGCTTCTTTTTGTTTTAAAGCAGGGAAAAATCTAAACTTTGCCAATTTAAGAATTTTTCTTTTTTTCTTTTGAACCATTTGAGAAACTCTTGTCTTTTGTGGTAAAGATAACTCATTATATGGTTTAGTTCCAAACAATCTACCAGTCCATTCTTTTCTTACATAAAGATATGCAAGTTTGTAGGCCCTTTTATAAAGAACTGAATATGCTTTCTTACGAATTCTAGTTCTATCTTTTTTGATATTGATTATTTTTCTATTTTTTTCAAATGACCATCTTCTTGCTGCTCTTTGTGCTTGAGTTAGGGCCTCATCTAATTGTTCATCTTCCCAATCTTCAAGTTCACCTAAATCATATTCTTGATGTTGTGAATCCCAACCACAATCATGACACAAATATGGATGTTCATCTCCTACTTCAATTTCCCATTGGTGATTACATATCTCACACTTGATTTCAGTTCCTGCAATCTCATTGATTGATTCATTTGTATCTTCTTCGTAATTAAATTCACCATCATAATCAATTACTTTTACAGGTAACTTTTTACCACTAGCAGTAAATGACATCATACGAGTATTTCCTGCAAGTAAATGTAAATTACCATTTTTATCTCTTAATGCCATTGGAGCAGGAACTTCTGAATTAGAGGCTATACCTTTTTCTAATCTATCCCAATCCTTACCATATTCTTGTGCTCTTTCTTTTCCCAATGCCAACATTGCATCTTTACCACCCTCTTCACTTGCAGCAAGAATATCACCAACATCGGTATTACTCATATTTTGCATATCTTCAGATGAAAGAAATATTGGTTTGGCTGCTTTCATTTTCTGAATCATATCATTCTCATCCTTGAACGCATTTGGTGCAACTTTTTGAGTTACATCATTTTCAAAATATTCACCAGTTTCTTCTTCATATTCTTTATCAGAATAATCTCGTATCTTTTCTACTTTTGCTCTATCATCATCAAGAATTTCCCAACCATCTTTACCTTTTGTCCAATCACCTTGTTTAGGTTTTGATTTTTTTGCAGGGTCATTATCAGGTAATTGCGTTTGATACGAATCACCGGCAGAACCCTTTGTTAAAGATTTACCTTGTGGTTCTTGTTGTTGTGATTTATCACCACCATCCATTGGAACATATTTTCCAGTATCATCTTTTTTAAAGGTAGGTGAATTAGTATCCTTTTCCTTACCTTTTTCTTTATACTTACCATACCCTATGTGAGTATATTTTTCATCTTCCTTTTCATCTTCAAAGAAAACTTGTTTACCTTCTTTTACTAATCTAAAAGTTACAACTTTCTTACCATTGATAGTTGGCATTCCATGTTCATCTTTACCAATAGTTTTAACAACAACTTTTTTGTTTTTAAATTTACCCATTAATAAAGTATCACCAATTTCTACCGGTAGTGTAATTGCTTCTTCAAGGTGGTTGTTCCAAAATTGTTTATCAAATTCTTTTTTTAATTTTTCATCACCAATAGAACCTTGGGTTGCTAAATAATCATCTTTATCTAATTGAGAATCTACTACTGCCCAACCCATCAGTGCTGCTTTACGAGTTGCGTGTTTATACCACTCATCATAGGCACCTTTAACATAGATATCCACTTGGTTTGTTGATGTTGTTTTACCAATTACACCCGCTGGGAAGAATGAAACTGCATTTACCGGTCCTTCAGGATAGGCTATCCAATTACCACTAAAATCATCTTCTAAAAATTTTTGTATTACTTCCCAACCCCATACTTTTGCTCGTTCTGCATTTATATAATTAAAAGCCTTGAAACTTGGTAAAAATACATTTGGTCCATCATCAACTCCAGTAAAATCACCTGCACCTCCAAGATATCCTGAATTTGATTCTATAATCAAATCTTCAATTTCGGTTTTAGTTAATCGAATACAAGATTCTTGTAATTTATTTGTGATTAGATTGAATATTGTTTTGTTGAATTTAGAATATGCTCTATCTAAAAAGAAATTCTTTTTTTGTTCTTCACTACCACTACCCAAACCAATTCTAACTTCAGTTCCACTTACTCCACCACCACCTTCGGGTGCAACATAAACATATCCTCTATCTTTATATCCTTCGGTTGGATTACCATCCCATTTTTGGAAATATTTACCACCTAATCTACTTGCATCTTTTTGTCCAACTACGGTTACAAATGCAGTAGTTTTTTCATTAAACTTTTTTAAGATTTCAGTAGGTGCATAAGGATTCTTGACCTCGTGTATTTTGTTTGATGGAATACCAAACATCGTGGTCATGATTTGTACTTTTTCCTTAAAGTTAAATGGGGATTTTGGTTTTTCTACTTTGTTTGAGGTGCCCACATATACATTATCCTTACCAAACTTTTTAACCAAGTGTGAGTAAGTTGCATAATGACCTTTGTGGAAAGGTTGAAACCTACCCACATAAATGACAACTGTCTTTTTTATAGGGGTAGGTTCTTCTAATAGTATTTGTTCTACTAAATATTTTGAAAGTTCATTCATTATAATATATACCTTATCAGTATATAAATATAAGTTTCTAATTTAAATAATCGTCTATTCGAGTATATACAACATTATGAGTATCTTTATTAGGTTTTATAAATTTTGTAAAAATTTCATTCAATTCATTTGGTATAAATTTTTTGTTATAAAAAATATCCAATGCATGATTTCTGTTTCGTTCAACTTTATTATAAATTGAATGTACTATTTCTTGATAATTTTTATTTTTTAATTTACTAAAATTTTGAGCAATTCCCATCGCTCTGTGATTATCATCAAAAACTAAATCAAACGAATAGTTAAAAATTTCATCGTATAATTCAAATCCATATTCTTGTAATTTTTTATGAAATCCGTGAGCACCAAAAACTAAAAATGGAATTCCTGATAATAGTGGTTTAAATACTTTTTCAGAAAATGATATTTTATCTACTTGTGATTCTGTAACTAAATGAAACGCGGGATTTCCATGTAATACATCTTTACAATTATAAACATCACTATCCATTGAAAACATATTAATAGATGGTGTCCACCATTTAAATTTATAATTGCCGATTATTGGTTCATCGGTACTCCATGTATAAGAAATAGATTCGGAAATTTTATACTTTGCCAAATAATCCATCATTATACATCTATGATAATGTGGTCTTCGATTTAATGAAAGTAATAAATTAGAAAATCCATTATTATTTAAACTGTTTTTATAAGATTTATTATATTCATCCCAAGTCTCAATACCACATTCGGTTAACATTATGTATATGTGAAAAAATGGTAGACTAATGAGTTGTATATTCGAATGGTTATATACATCG